TCTATAAATCTTTCAACAAAAACAGCTGATGGTGTGCTTTTAGATCTTTTGTTTGCATAACCACCATATGTTGATCTATCTACTTTACTTAAAGATGAATCTGATTGAGATGTTGTAGCAATTCCGCTTCTTAATTTTGCCTCTAGTATATCACTCATACCAATTACAGTTTCTGATGAATTAGCATTATTTACTGTTGTTGCACTTGTACCATCAGCAGCGGATCTAAAGAAATCATAATCTGATTGACCTTCAACCAAATCCATATTTGTTTCACCTATTTCCCAAAAGTGAATACCTCTGTTTCCCCATTCTTGAAAAAGAATGTTTAAAGATCTTCTTGCTGTTTTTAATTGATATCCAGAAGTTACTTGTGAACCAATACGTTCGTATGCTTCTTCTACTATTTCATCAATAGCAAAAGTTTTGTCGAACGTGTGTGTTCCAGAAGTAGTATTGGCCATTAATTATTCCTTAATAAATTTTCTGGAACTCTGCTACAACTGTGTACATGTTACCAGCGTCCGCGGTACCAGGCACTACAAAATTAACATCACTTTCGTTTGTATTATTAGATTTATCTGCTGGTATTCCACCAAATTCTCTAAAGTCCCAATAGCCTGCTCCTGTTAAACCAATAATAGGTATATCGCCATCATCATCTTCTTCATCTAATCTTGCGTATGAGTCTCCACCATCGCCACCTTGACATGAATACCAAACTCTAAGTAGTCCTAAGTGAGCTACTGCAGTTCCATCAGATCTAGCAGCTAATGCTGACACGTCGCCAAAAACTGTAGTTCCGCCTGTTCCGTCCGATTGATTTACGATTTTAATAACTACTCTGTTATCGTTTTGTTGTAGAATAGTTGGTCCTGTTACTGTATCTGCCATTTTATTTACCCTCCTTAATTAAGTAAATTTAATGTGGCTCCCGAAGGAGCCACAAAAATTAATTATTAGTTAGCGTACGTAATCGCTATAGTTCCACCAGATGTATTTAACAACTGTTTACAACTCATCACGTCAGTATTGTTTCCTGCGTGTAAGTATGTGTAAGAACCTGCACCGATTGTACAATCGCCAGTGTCTGTCATAACGATAATTTGATCTGCATCCGTTGGAGCAGATTCTCTATCATAAATGTTTCCACCATCATCAGAAACCATAAATTCACCGGACTCTGCATCTAATTCATTAGCTGCATTTAAAGTAAATTTAAGAACTCCTGTAGATCCAAAAGTATTTCCTGTAAAAAGAATTACTGTTTCATCACCAGCTGAAGCTAAATCAGCACCTGCTGACATAGTTACAGTTCCTGATACATCACCAGTTAATCTAGATATTTTTTGAGTTACAGTTGGAGTTTGTCCTGGAGAACCAGTTGTTCCAATTGCAATATCAGCTCCAGTTACACCAGTTCCACCAAATACCGTAGCTGCTTGTGCTGCTGTAGGTACTGCTGTTTGAGATGCTACAGGTACCATTGCTAAAAATAGTCTGTGCATTATGTTAGCCGGAGTAAGAACATTCAATGTAGATTGAATTTGATCTTGACCTGCTAAAGGACCACCAAAGTTTGCTGCCCATCTTGGGTTTAAACCAGTTAGTTCGTAGTTAGTAGTTAGCGCTGTTTTAAGACCTGTACTATCAACATTAATACCACCTGTTAATGTAGAGATTCCTGTTACGCCTAATGTGCCGCCAATTGATGTATTGTTACTAAAAGTTGAGTTAGTAGTAATAATACCAGTTGAAGCTGCTTTTGTTATATCGATGAAGCCGTTTTCTGAACGGACTGCACCCGTGAACGTTGTGTTTGCCATGTTATATTCCTCCTAGAATATATAAATGTAGTCCTCTAGGGATTGTCGACTATACGCGTCTACATTTATTTTTATTTTTTTAATGTATAGTGTTGCAAAGATACAACAAATTTATATGAAGTGCAAGAGATTCTGTAATGAAAATGATATTTCAGTGTTGTAGCTTTTTGTTAAGTAGCTACGGAAACTTGTGGTGCAGAGTCTTCTACTTTGCTAACATGGTGTGCTAACTCAGCTTCTTTTGTCTTAATGTCAGCAATTACTTGTCTGACTTTATGATCTATTCTGACCATATCAAGAGTATATCTACCCTCGTTAAGATGCTCTTGCTCCCAACTCAACTCCAGAGACCTTTTCTGTTTGTACAGGTCTTGTAAGTTTGTCATCGTTAATCTCCTCAAAGGTTAACCATTGTTTTGTCAAACTATAAAAATTTGACGTCTCCCAATTAATATCATTTTTTCCTAGTTTGTCAAGGATTGCATTTTCTATTCCTTGAGAACTATTCTCAGCCATAACTGTAAATTCAGTTAGATAACCGTATGCTCTGATTTTAATTAAGAATTTTTTCATTGGGTATATTTCTGTATATTTTAAATGTGGCGGAACTGTGTTCCGCCACAAAAATTAATGATTACGCGCCTTCAGTACCGAAGATACCTCTAGGGTCAGATACTCCAAATGAGTATCTTTCTCTAGCTTTGTATCTAACGTTTCCAGTGTCAAAATCACCTTCCATAGCAGTAGTTAAAGGTGCTCTGTTGAACATCTTCATACCGTTAGGAACATCTGTAATGATGTAGAACGCATCTGTATCAGTTAGGTAGTTGTTCACTCTATAACCTTGAGGAACCATACCCATAGATACGATTGCGTTAATGTCATTATCAGCTGTCGCAGTTCTACCTTGAGATTTCATCAATCTCTCAGCTGTGAATTGCAGTTCAGAAGGAATAATCATTTTTACTCCTCTAGCAGCAATTCTCAAACCTCTTTCGTCAGTCATTGCAGCGATATCAATTAATGATTGCTCCAATGATGTTTCGTTAAGGTCAGATTGCGTAGATAACGTGTTCTTGTAAGTTCCCGCTATCGTTGGGTGTGCTGTGCTAAATAAAGCAACGCCGTCACCTGAATCAAAGTTATCCGTAGACGGAAGTCCTTGAATTAAAGGTTCAACTGCTTTTACTTGTTTAGCGTTTGACATAGATCTTGCTAAAGCTTTTGTATATCTAGAAGCGATTCTATCATACAAATTGTCTTCAATTGCTTCTTCAGTAATTGAGAAAGCAAGAGCTACTGTTTCATGCGTGTATCTAGCAGTGAAAGTTTCTTGAGCTTGGTCGAAAGACACTCCAGAACCTTCTGCTTTTACTTGCGCGTTTGCAAAACCACTTAACATTACTTCTTCTTCAAAAGCTCTGTCAGATGATTCTGTCGTATAAATCTCAGCGTGCTGATTTTCATACTGTTTATATTCCAGGCCGAATAGTGCATTCAATCCTGGCTCTAGTTCTTTAACTAGTTGTGCTCGTGATATAGCCATAATTTATCTCCTATTCTTCCTATATTCCTGTTGCCAAAGATCCAACTGTGTATTGGTGTAAGTTGATTTTCACAACTACAGAGCAATTCGCTGCTGTTTGATCTTCGTTTTCTGGATCTTCTGCTACTCTAACCACTCTCAATGCTTTAGCAGTTGTTGCTGCTGTTGAGATGCCTAGTTGTACGCTAGATTTTCCTGTTGTTGTACTACCTGCGGCAGCAGTTGTAGCGTAAGTTAATCCAACTTTGGATTTTCTTAGTGCTAAAGTGCTTCCTAAAGTAGCGTCTGATGCAATGATGTACTCTTGTAGAGGGTCATCATTAACAAATGCCGTAACGTCTTCACTATTTGCAGGAGTTGTCGCTGCAGGGTAGAAGTTACTGAACGTTGGTTTTAAAGTTGTTGCTGCTGTGAAAAACACACCATTAAGAACTCCAACAGTCGCAGTACCAGCTGCCGCTGTAACGATATATCCACCAGTTGAAGCAGAAATATCTACTTTAACAGGCTCTCCGTTGAAAATAGCATTAGTTTCGCCGGCGTCGATTTCGTATTTAGATTGCCCTTGTACAGCGGCTCTATTGCCGACTGCCATTGAAGCTACTAAACCGAAACCACCACTGTTTCTATTTGCCATAGTTATATCCTATCTTTTGTTTACTTGTTATATCGATGATAGGGATTAACCCGAGAAATTACTAAATAATTAGTTACTTCTTTGTACCACCGAAGGTTACACGAGACTGTCTATCAATATTGATAGGCATCCTCTTATCCTGCTCCTTCATAAGATCGTTGTCTATAGCTTCTGTCTTTTGTTTATGACGGTCTGTCATATACTCCTGACGTTGCTTCGCAATCTCGATCGGTACCTTCGCAAGTAGAAGGCCACCTACCCCAACTACCCCCTTGTATTTGCCGTCATCGACGACTGGATAATCAGATGCATTTTCAACTTCTTCAGCACGAACTAATTCATACCCTTCTCTTAATCGAGATGATACGTTTTTAGTGTCCTGAAAGCCGACGCTTTCTGCTCTTATCCATCTGTACCTGAATCCATCAGGCGCAGGGGGTGCATCTAGAGAAGATGGTGGAACCCACA